GGTAGAGCTTCACTACTTCTATCGCCCGGCAAGTTTAACTTCCGGTCTTGGGGGTGGTACTACTTGGTTAAGTACAAATGCGGAAGTAGCTCTTTTATACGGTTGTTTGATTGAAGCCTACACCTACATGAAAGGTGAAGCGGATGTCATGCAAGAGTATGAAAAACGTTTTGTAGAAGCCGTAACATCTTTGAAGAACTTCGGCGAAGCAAAAGAAGTTACCGATGCATACCGAACCGGACTTATCATTAGAGATAAAGCTTAATTTAAGAGGAAACACAAATGGCTATTTCACAAGCTATGGCTACATCGTTTAAAGTTCAAATTCTTGGTGGAGACTTTGATTTTGCTTCGGGCACGTCACAGGTCTTTAAACTGGCTCTGTACACGTCTTCAGCTACGCTAGGCGCAACTACTACTGCGTATTCAGCGACAAACGAAGTCTCAGGGACAGGCTACAGTGCAGGCGGCGGCACGCTGACTATCTCAGCAAACCCTACTTCGACCGGCACTACGGCGTTCTTGGACTTTGCTGACCTGACGTTCTCTACAGCAACTATTACTGCTCGTGGCGCTTTGATCTACTTGGCGAACGGTGGCACTAACCCTGCGGTAGCGGTACTAGATTTTGGTTCGGATAAGACCTCAACTGCGGGAGATTTTACTATTGTCTTCCCTGCGGCTGACGCGAGCAACGCGATTATTCGGATTGCCTAGTAGATGGCTGCTGTTACGGTCCCACTCTCCGGTTGGGGGTTTAGCACTTGGGGTACAGATTCGTGGGGCGAAGGTAATGCCCTGCCGGTTGCTACAGGTGAACTAGGGACCGTAGGTGTCGTAGGTAACGCAGTTGTCGCAGTCACAGGGGTTGCAGGAACCACGGCGTTAGGGACTGCTGAAGCTATAATTAGCCAAAGCGTTTCGGTTACAGGGCTTAGCGCCACAGGTGAACTAGGTACGCTTAGGTTCGACGCAACCGTTCTTTTGGGTGGTTGGGGTCGAGGAGTCTGGGGCCAAGGTGCGTGGGGCGAGGGCTTAGGTCTTTCTGCTACAGGTGCAGTAGGCTCGGTTACAGTCCAAGAAGGCGTGGGAGTATATCTCACTGGTGTACAAGCCGCTGTTAGTCTGGGCAATATTGCAGTCAACGCCGATGGAGGGATAAATGCTCTCGGCAATGCAGCTACTGGTGAAATAGGCACAGCAACTGTAGTCGGAGATGCGATCTTCTCTGTTACTGGGGTTGCAGGTACTACGGCTTTAGGGGTTGCAGGCCCCGTAACAACCACCAATGTTTTAGCTACAGGCGTTTCTGCTACAGGCACAGCGGGCAACGTATCAATAGTCGGGGATTCCTCCCTCAATGCGAGTGGCCTACAAGCCACAGCAACACTGGGCAACATTACAGTCTTACTGCAACAGAACGTCAATGTAACGGGCGTGCAGGGCACCACAGCGTTAGGTGAGACCGAAGAAACAGGCTCTGCCGTAGTTAACGCCATTGGCGTGCAGGCCACGGGTGAAGTAGGAACGGTATTGGTCTGGAGCCAAATAATTCCGGGCGGTGACCCTAACTGGACTGACATAGTCCCTATCACTCAAACACCTAATTGGACGGAAATAGCAGCATGAAGATAACAAACGAAGCAGAACAACTGGGCGATGCGATAGATCCCAAGCATGAAATTGAAGTGTTATGCGCACATTGCGGATACGACCTTAATGAGGCCGAAATGGCCGCAGACACTTGCTCAGATTGCGGGCAAGCCCTAAACTTACGTCAGAATACAAAGATTTACGCGACAAGCATCCCCGCCGCTGGCGGCAGCACGTTAGTGTAAATACTGGAGAAACCAAATGGCTACTTATGTAAACAACCTCCGGCTCAAAGAAATCACCACGGGTGATGAGGACGGTACTTGGGGCACCAGTACTAACACTAACCTTGAGCTGATTACCGACGGTTTTAGCTACGGCACGAAGCAAATGTCTGCGGATGCTAATCAAACTTTCACTATGCCTGACGCTACGGCAGACGCGACTCGCTCGTTATATCTTAAAATAACCTCGGCGGGTTCTCTCACAGCGACTCGTGAGGTCACACTTGGACCAAACACGGTGTCTAAGACGTGGATTATTGAAAACGCTACTACGGGCAGTCAGATCATCACGATCAAGCAAGGCTCAGGAGCTACGGTTAATATACCCAACGGCTCTAAGGTTATGGTCGTCACAGACGGTGCGGGTTCAGGAGCTGCGGTATTTAATGCTAACCCTACTGAAACAGGCGGATCGGTTACTAGCGTAGGCGGTACGGGCACGGTTAACGGGATTAGCCTATCGGGTACGGTGACAAGCTCAGGCAACCTGACGCTCGGTGGCGCTTTATCCGGGGTCAACTTAACCTCTCAGGTCACCGGAACCCTCCCTGTCGCTAACGGCGGTACTAACGGAACTACGGCGGCTACGGCTAGAGCAAGTCTTTCAGCCAATGCTTTGCCAATTCTTAAAAGTGGAAACTATACCGCAGCGGTTGGAGAGTTTGTTACTGCTACAGCTGGAAGTATTACCATCACCCTACCTGCCTCACCAAGCGCAGGTGACACGGTAACTATTAAAGACGGCACAGGCGCAGCGGCTACTACTACTTTTACCGTAGCGCGTAACGGCTCTAAGATAGCAAGCTCTGCTACTGACTTGGTTTTTGATAAGAACTTTGCAGAAATCACCATGTCCTACATCAATGCCACTATTGGTTGGAGTGTATAAATGAGCAACTTGTCGGAACTGCTGCCGACAGGCGGCGGACAAAACGCTGTAGACTTTGTTGCGGCAGAGAATATATCTGCGGGGCAAGCTGTTGCCTTAAAAACGGATGGTCAAATTGAAACGATTGATTCTGGAAATGTGGGTAATGTTATAGGGTTAGCCGCAGAAGCTATCACTTCGGGTAATACAGGCTCAGTAAATTTGTTTGGTGGGATTAACGAAGCGCAGACAGGTCTGACCGTAGATTCTGATTACTACGTTGACAACACTGGTACAATTAGCACGTCTTTTCCCTCTATCGGGCGAAAACTAGGAAAGGCGATTTCTGCAACAACTATAAACCTATTAGACTACCCCTCAGTTTCTTATATTTCGGGTCAACAAGCTTATACAAGCGCCGGAACATTTACTTGGGTTGCTCCTGCGGGTGTGACTAGCGTATCGGTTGTTGCTGTTGGCGGCGGTGCTGGCGGGGATAACCAAGGCGGTGCTGGCGGCGGTGGCGCTGCTTTGGGATGGAAAAATAACATAACCGTTGTACCCGGAACTAGTTATACCGTTGTTGTAGGGAATAAAGGCAGCAACTCTTCCCCTTATAACGGGAATGAAAGTTATTTTATTGATGCAACAACCGTTCAAGCACAGGGCGGTAAACGCTCTGGAGACGCCACTTTTGTGGGGGACGGTGGGGGTTTAGGTAAAACAGCAGGGGGTTCTGGTGGCGGTGCTGCTGGGTATTCGGGTGACGGTAGTTCTGGCACGGGTGGCTCTGGCGGTAAAGGTACCGTAAGCGGACTTACCGGCGGCGGTGCTGGTGGCGGTGGAGTTGGAATTTTAGGTGAAGGTTCGTCTGGTGCCAACGGAGGTAGTAACGCTTCTTATGGGGCTTTTATGTCCGGAGGTGGCGGCGGTTCTGGTGGCAGTGGCGGGGGGTCCACCACCAACAGCACTTTTAACGGCAGCAGCTATTCGGCCATGAACGGCGGAGCGGGAGGTAGTTACGGCGGAGGGTCAGGTTGCGCCTTTAGCGGTGGCTCTGTAGGAAGTGCCAAGGCAGGAGCCGTGAGAATTATTTGGGGGCCAAATAGAGCTTTCCCAAGCACTAATACGGGAGACGTATAGTGAAATTTTATATTCGCATAGAAAATGGCCAGCCGGTTAATCACCCAATTGCAGAAACTAATTTAATTAGCGTTGTACAGGGGATAGATGTAGATAGCTTACCTTCTGACTACGCTAGTTTTACTAGAGTAGAGATGCCCGAGCTTGGGCCTTACGAGGTTTGCACCAATATTTATCAATGGGACGGAGACATAGTTACCGATGCACTCACTACCCGCGAAATGACTACCGAAGAAAAAACGGCCAAGCAAGACGCGGTAAAAGCAGATTGGGCGGCTACTGGCTACGCTTCTTGGGTTCTTAACGAAGATGACTGTACTTTTTACCCCCCAACACCGCGCCCTTTAGACGGAATTGCTCGTGAATGGGACGAAGAAACAATTTCATGGGTGGAGGTAGCGACTAATGAGTAATCTAAGCGAGCTACTACCCGCAGGTGGTGGTGGAAAGAACGTAGACTTCGTGGCTAGTGGCACTCTGAGTTCTGGACAGCCTGTTATTTTAAAAACTAACGGGCAGGTTGAAGCTGTAGGCAATGCCGCTCCTACATTAGGGTCAGCTTCTGCGGCAATAGTAAATTTACCAACACGAGTTGCCTCAACCTACGACACTGCGAACGATAAAGTAGTTGTTTTTTATCTGGATGGAGGTGTTGGTAAAGCTGCGGTAGGCACAATTTCAGGAACAACTATTACTTTTGGGACTGGAGTAAACTTTAACTCAACCAACCAAGCCGATTATATGGGGGCTTCTTTTGACGTTAACGCAGGGAAAGTTTTAGTAGTTTATAAAAACGGTTCTAACAGCAGTTATCCAACGGCAAGCGTTGGCACAGTATCAGGTACATCTATTTCTTTTGGTTCAGCCACGGTTATCACTTCTACCGCTACCGGACGCGGCGCCCT